TTTAGGAGCTCTGGTGCCCAGTGTCGCAGCCAGGTCGCGTCCGTAGGGAACGGACGACTAAACCATTCCGTCAAAAGACGGGTATGGTACACAACGTTTACTCGGTAACACCGGGTAGCGTGTGGACCTATCCCTCGTTCCAGAATTCTAGGAATTGGGGATTTACAGCTGTGACGCCGGGGAGTCAGGTGACTGACTCGGAGGAGCATCCTGGTTGGCGAAAGCGGGTTCGGAACCCGAATAGCCTCCAGGACATCGGTGGTGATTTCTTCACCCAGAAGCAGTTTGCAACCGGTTTCCCAACCGGTGCGAATATGTCTTCTGGGATTAAAAGGATCACCAGCCGAGATAGCGTCAACGTAAATTACGTTGGCAATATCTGGGCAATCGATGCCCGGCTTTACCCGTATCCGCCGCCGATGAACTCGACGGCAGCCGAACTTGACCAGTTCGGTGCAACGGCAATAGCCAGGTGCAAGCCTACTAATAGCATAGCGAATTTGGCAGTCGCCCTTGGAGAGTTGTACAGGGAAGGAATTCCCCGTATCGCTGTCCAACGATGGAAGGACACCGCCCGCGTTCATCAGAACGCAGGTGACGCCCTCCTTACCCAGCAATTCGGACTCGCCCCGTTGGGCCAAGAAATTGGCACCTTTGCGGGTGGAGTCTGGAGGGCTGACCAGCTTCTCGAGCAGTACGAACGAGATGCCGGTAGGGTCGTGCGTCGTCGCTATGACTTCCCACCAAAAGAGGAAGTGATCAGTACGGTTGAGATGAGCTCATCGAGCTTACCTCTTTACGATCCTCGGGATTCATCTCTCGAGGACCCGGCCGTGCCGGTCTCAACCTCCGGTGTGCTGATTCGTCAGCGGACCATCAAGCAAGAACGATGGTTTGCAGGTGCCTTCACCTACTACCTCCCGACGGGCTATGACGCTCGTATTGGGATGCATAGGAAAGCCCTACTCGCGAAAGAGATCCTTGGTTTGGATCTCGATCTCGACGCTGTTTGGAATCTAGCTCCCTGGAGCTGGGCCGTCGACTGGTTCTCGAACGCCGGAGATGTTCTTTCCAACGTTCAGACCTTTATGGTCGACGGTCAGGTTATGCGGTACGGGTACATGATGGAACATACCATCGTGAGAGATACCTATACCCGAAAGATGCAGACACCTTTTAAGGATAAGTCTGTAAAAGTCGACTCCTCCGTCAGCTTGGTAACCGAAACCAAGATTAGGAGGCGTGCTAACCCCTACGGATTTGGAGTTACATTTGGAATGCTTAACGGCTTCCAAACCTCCATCCTTGCGGCACTCGGGATAACCCGAACAGGCCGCTTGTAATGCATGTCTGCACCAACCGCTATGGGAGCCAACTTAGCTCCTAGGAGAGATGCCCATGTCACTATCCGATCCGAATACCATCACGATCTCGGGTACGCCGATCGTCCTTCCCCGCACAAGTGTGGAGGAGGATAAGTCGGAGTACACGGCCGCAGATGGCCTCACCCAGCTGACCGCTTCCCATGACTATGGGAAGCGCACTCGCCGGATGATTCGGCTCGACACCTCGAAGTTGACGTCCGATCCGTTCAAGCCGTCGGAAAACGTGAAGGTCGGGATGGCATGCTATGCCGTCTTCGACATTCCGCCCGCCGGCTATACGAACGCGGACGCTCTCGCTGCCTGGGTCGGTTTCAACACCTTCCTGACAGCATCTTCGAACGCCGTCATCACCAAGCTTCTCGGTGGGGAGTCCTGACACTGTGTCACGACTTTCCCGCCTTGATTACAAGGTGAGGATGTATATTGCGGATCTTGCGACTCGAAGAGAGTATCGCAGGGCCGTCAAGAACATCCACGACGACGTGGACAACGCGCTTCCAGATGGGGACGAGGGGGTCTACATTCGTGGACCCTATCAATCTCCGTCGGTCGCATCAGCCGAACCTGCAGAGCCTGTAATTAGGCGAAGCGGAATCGGCCGTAGGAAAATCGACCTAGACGCTGATCGTATTGCCACCAAGAAGTTGGTGGTGATCATCGTTGTTCTAGTCGACATCCTGTGTTTGTCCGGTGATACCCTGTTCCTGAGGCAGCCTAGCTGCTTTTAGGGCAGGGAGATAGTAGTACGTAGGCCTACAACCCACCAATTGAGGCTCTTGCCTCAGAAAGAAAAATGAATATTAATCATGATCTAACTGAGGCCATTGGCCTCCACAGAGTCGCGCAATTGGCGATGGACCTCAGCAATGAGGCCATCATCAATCCGGCGGAATCGGAGCTCACCATCGCCTTCAAGCGACAGGTGCTCTCCGTCCTCCGGAAGCACGAAATCACCGCCGCCGACTTGAGAAAGCCGACGATCGGTGACGGCATCTGGACGGTATACCAGTACCTCCGGGGGAACCCGGAGATGCCGGAAAACGTCCTTTGCCTGCTCCGTGACTGGGACTCGCGCTACGCCAGCACAGGCTACGACTATGTCGAAGCCTGGATTGGCTCGCAAGAGCTCCAGGGCTGCTAGTAGGTTTATGTCGTCTGGGCTAGGGAAGGTCCGGCCTCACCTTTACGGTGGGGTAGACCTGAAAAGCCTGACGTCTCTCTGGTCCTGTGTCGCCAATGACTTGGCGGCACGATGCTGCACTAGCGCCGCCCGCGACATAACATATGTCGCGGGTCGCGTCGAACACGAGGGGTTGTCGTTTCTAGCGATAACCCTGGCGAGCTACGGAAAAGCCTTTGAAAGATGGCTTGACCGAGGCTTCGTCGTCCCTTCGGACGCAACCGAATTTCGATTCGGGAGTCGTCGTACTGGTATCCCCCCATTTCTGGGAGGTTTCCTTGGACGTGTGTTCGACCCAGCTAGTGGTGTGCTACTGGAAAATCCTTCCATCGAAGCAATCTATGCCGTTCGGCAGCTAACGCTGCAGTTTGGCAAGATCGCCCTCCCCGACGGTCCCGTTGTTAATGGGGCCGTCTCTCTCAAAGGCGACCGACAGGTCGTCTCGAAGAGACGTGAGAGGCGAGCGATGTTGGATTATGTCCAGTGTGAGTACGATGTCCGAGAAGCTGACGACCGGTTATTCTCCCATGACTGGGATGAATTTAATCGAATCGCAAGCTTGCTTTTCGACGATGTCTTTCAGAGGGTTGACAGCGATGTCACCCTCGGGAAGCTCGTTCCGAAGCACGGACCAGGCGCTGTCGCAGACAAACTTACCAGTAATGGGAAGTGGAATCTGCGATCCTGGCCGTCTCGCCTCAGGCAGTATTTTCCGCCTGAGGATTTCCTCGTTGTAAACGCTAAGCCCGCGAGGGCCGACACGTTGAATGAGGAATTGACTATCGTCGAACCTGGTGCTGAATTACCCGTCAGGGTGATTTCAGTTCCTAAGACCCTCAAGACACCACGGATCATAGCGATCGAACCGACTGCGATGCAATATGCACAGCAGTCGCTCTTCCGCTCGATCCGTGATCATTTGAAAGAGGATGACATCCTCTCCAAGATGATCGGAATCGAGGACCAAGACCCTAATCGGGTTATGGCCCAGACAGGATCCCTCAGCGGGGATCTTGCGACGCTCGATTTGAGCGAAGCTTCCGACCGTGTCTCGAAGCGGCATGTAGACAACCTGTTAGGCCGCCACTCCGCATTGCACGGAGCGGTTATGGCCTGCCGGTCGTCCAAGGCCGCCGTACGAGGCGAGGGAGTAATTCCCCTTGCCAAGTTCGCGTCTATGGGTTCGGCTCTCTGCTTCCCGATGGAGGCCATGGTCTTCTTGACCGTGATCTTCGTTGGGATTCAGAAGGAGCTTAGCACACCGCTTTGCCGAGAAACTATCCTTCGGGAGTTTCTCGGACGGGTGCGTGTCTTCGGGGACGACATTATTGTCCCCGTCGACTATGTGCTTAGTGTTGTCCATGAACTCGAGAACTTCGGTTTGAGAGTTAACATGCACAAGTCCTTCTGGACCGGAAGGTTCAGGGAGTCTTGTGGACGGGAGTTCTACGACGGCGAGGACGTTAGTATTGTCCGAGTTCGTCGTGTACTTCCGCGACAACGACAGGATGCGGCCGGTGTGATATCAGCCGTCACCCTGCGCAACCAGGCCTACTGGGCCGGGTTGTGGCAGATGGCGCGTTGGCTGGATTCCTACTTAGAGGGGCTCCTTAGGGAGTACCCCAATGTGGGACCAGACTCGCCGGTGCTAGGCAGGGAAAGTGCGCTGGGATACCAATTCCAGCGCGTGGACCCGAATACGCACAGCCCCTTAGTCAAGGGCTACTACGTGCGTGCCAAGTCTCCTTTGGATCACCTCGAAGGAGAAGGTGCCCTGCTCAAGTGTCTCATAGGGAACCCTGACGAGCCAGGCCTTACCGGCCTGGACTCGCTAAGAGCCCACCTATTCGACGTCGCAAGCGTTGATGATGAGCACCTGGAGCGTTCTGGACGCCCCGAGCGCGTCAGCATCAAGCTCGGATGGAGGCGGCCCTATTAGGGTCCGTCGGGTCTACCGTTATTGGTGACCTGC